AAGAATCCGCACTCAATTCCGCCTTGAAGTGCGCGCCGAAGAAGACAAGGAACGCCGCGCCAATGGCGGCGCCGGGCGCAACCGTATCGTGATGGTGGGCTGATGCAAACCGCGATCCAACTCGATGAAGTGACCCTCGGCCCGGTGCGCGTTATCGCCCAGCGTCGCGCGCCTGCCGCGCCGCGCCGGCTGGAAACCTGGAACCAGATCGCGCAACTCGCCACCCGGCCGCCGCGCGTGCTCAAGTCGTTCAAAGCTTCCGGCGAATACAAGTCCGGCAACGTCGAGCGCACCACCGCCCGCTGGAACAGCAGCCAGGCCGATGCCAACCGCGCGCTGCGCTACTCGCTGACCACCATGCGCGCCCGTTCGCGCACGCTGGAACGCGACGACCCTTACGCCAAGAAATTCCTTGGCCTGTGCGAGACAAACATCATCGGCCCGGACGGCATTACCGTGCAAAGCCGCGTCGAGGAAATCGCGCCCGATGGCCGCGTCATTTCCGACACCGCCGCCAACCGCATCATTGAGCGCGAGTATTTCAAGTTTTCCCAAGCCGGCAACTACGACGCCACGCACCTGCTCAGCCGCGCCTCGTTTGAGCGCCTGTTCATTCGCACCGTCGCCCGCGATGGCGAAGTGCTGGTCAAGAAAATCGACGACAAGAAAAGCCGCTGGGGGCGTCGCTACCAACTGCTCGAAGCAGATTGGCTGGATGAGACGTACAACGAAGACCGCGCCGATGGCACGCGCATCATCATGGGCGTTGAACTTGCGCCCAGCGGACAGGCCATCGCCTACCATCTGCATACCCGGCATCCGGGCGACATCGCCGGCAGCAAGCGCGGCGAGCGTGTGCGCTACAGCGCCGACCAGATCAAGCTGCACTTCCTACCCACCCGCGCCGGCCAGGTGCGCGGCATCCCCTGGATGCACGCCGCCATGAGCCGGCTTTACCAGTTGGGCGAGTTCGACGAATCCGCCCTCATCGCCGCCCGCATTGGCGCCGATAAGGCGATGCTGCTGGAAGACCCGGAAGGCATGGTCGCCGACTCCGTGGCTGATGGCGCGCTGCCCGGAGACAACGGCGACGAAACCGGCCCGCTGTACTTCAACAGCCAGAAAGGATCAATCGACATCCTGCCGCGTGGCGCCAAGATCGCGCAGTTCGACCCCAATTACCCGAGCGACGCTTACGGCCCCTTCGTGCTCGCCGCCTTGCGTGGCGTCTCCACCGGATTCGGCGTCGAGTATCACAGCCTCACCGGCGACCTGTCACAAGTCAATTTCAGCAGCATCCGCGCCGGCACGCTGCAAGAACACGACATGTGGAAGATTCTGCAGGGCTGGGCCATCGAAAGCCTGTCGCAAGACCTGTACGCAGACTGGCTGATGATGGCGCTGCTGTCGCCGTTCAAGCCGCTTAGCTACCTGCCGGCCGGCAAGTACGACAAGTTCAACAGCCCAACATTCCAAGCCCGCCGCTGGGAATGGGTCGACCCGAAGAAAGACCTCGACGCCAAGATCCTCGCCATCGGCGCCAGGCTGACCAGCCATCGCCGCGTCATGGCCGAACAGGGCATCGACCTGGAAGACCTGCTAGCCGAAATTCAGGCCGACAAAGCGCTGGCCGCCAGTTACGGCATTGACCTCGATCAACTCACGCCGCCAACGCAACAGCCTGCGGCACAACCGGAGCCACAAGATGAAGTGGTATGACATCAAGGCCCGCGCGGAGAATGACCCGCGCGCCGCCGGCAAGAAATCCGCCGAAGTCTTCATTTATGGCGACATTGGCAAGAGCTGGTGGGATGAAACCACCACTGCGCAGAACTTCGTTGGCGAGATCAACGCGCTGGATGTGGACAGCCTCACGGTACGCATCAACAGCTATGGCGGCAGCGTCAGCGATGGCCTCGCCATCTACAACGCGCTGAAACGCCATAAGGCCAGCGTCACTTGCGCCATCGATGGCGTCGCTCTGTCCATCGCCAGCCTGATCGCGATGGCCGGCGATGAAGTCGAGATCGCCGAAAACGCCATGCTGATGGTGCACGCCCCCTGGGGCGGCATCATGGGCAATGCGGTCGAGATGCGCGAATACGCCGATGTGCTCGACAAGATGGCCGCCGCCATGAGCACCAGTTACGCCGCGCGCAGCGGCAAGCCTATCGAGGAATGCCTGGCACTGCTGACCGATGGCGTCGACCACTGGTACACCGCCGCCGAAGCCGTCGCCGAAGGATTCTGCACCACGCTGACCCCCGCGCTGGCGATTGCCGCCAGTGCCTCCGAACAAACGCAGCCTGGATTCTGGGCCGCGCGCAAATCCAAACCGACCGCCACGGCAGTCGTCGCGGAATCTCCTGCGGCCGCCGCCGCAATCACCCCTGAAAAGGAAAAAACCATGCCCGAATTGAACCAATCCCAGGCGGCTGCACCCGATACCGCCGCCATCCAGGCCAGCATCAACGCACGCAACAGCGCCCTGATCGAAACCGGCCGCGCCTACGCCAAGTTCGGCGGCGAAGCGCTCGCCATGCAGGCTGTGTCCGAAGGCTGGACCCAAGACCAGCTCAACGCCAAACTGCTTGCCGCCGCCTCTACCGGCCCGGCGCACGCCGCTTATGGCCAGGGCGCGCGCGCCGACAGCAACGAAAACCCGAAAACCCAAGGCTTCAAGTCCTTCGGCGAGTTCGCGCATGCCGTGCATGCCTCGGCTGTACGCCCGCAAAGCACCGATATCCGCCTGGGTGGCGCGTCCGCCGGCTTCCAGGCCGCTGCGACCACCTTCGGCAACGAAAGCACCGGCTCTGAAGGCGGTTTCGCCGTCCCGCCCGAGTACAGCGACCGCATCGCAAGCCTGATCACCGCCGAACAATCCATCCTGTCGATGTGCGACAGCATGCCGACCGGATCCAACCGCGTGATTCTACCGACCGACGAAGACGCGCCCTGGGCCGCCAGTGGTGGCATTCAGGTCTATTGGGCCAACGAGGCCGGCACCTACACGGCAAGCAAGCCGAACCTGAAAGAAATGCAGGTTCCGCTGCACAAGCTCTATGCCTTCGTCCCGATGACCGAAGAACTGCTCGAAGACGCGCCGATGATCGAGCGCTATCTTAACGACAAGTCAGCCGCGAAAATGGACTACGCCATCACCAACGCCATCATAAACGGTAGCGGCAATGGCCAGCCCCTCGGCATCCTGAAAGCCGGCTGTCTGGTCTCGGTCGCCAAGGAAAGCACCCAGGCCGCCGCCACCATCGTCGGCGCAAACATCCTCAAGGCCTACGCCCGCCAGATGAATCCCGGCCGCTCGGTCTGGCTGTGCAACAGCGACACCCTACAAATGCTGATGAGCATGAACATCGAGTTCAAGTCATCGGCCGGCGCCGGAATCGCCGCAGGTGCGCGCTTCCCGACCATCACCCTGCCGGGCGAAAACGGCAACACCTTCGCCACCATCATGGGCCGCCCGGTGGTTGTCACTGAAGCCTGCGCCACGCTGGGCACCGTCGGTGATGTCATCTTTGCCGACCTGGCCGGCGGCTACTTCGCTCCGTACAAGGCCGGCGGCGTACAGGCTGCGGTATCCATGCACCTGTATTTCGACCAAGGCTTGAATGCCTTCCGCTGGTCGTTCCGTGTCGGTGGTCAACCGTGGCTGTCCGCTGCGGTCACCCCGGCAAGCGGCTCGGCCAACACCAAGTCCAGCATGGTCGCCCTGGCAACACGATAACCGCGCGCTAACCGGCACATCAGGCTGCCGACATCCGGCAGCCTGAAACCAAACACTGAAAGGAAACGAAATGCCTACAGCACACATGCACGAAAACGTCCGCACCGTTGTTGCGGTCGCCCCGGTCGCCATTGGCACCACCGGAACCGGCCAGGTTGGCAAGATCATCGACCGCTCCGGTTATTCCGGCGTTGAATTCTTGATCGCCGCCGGCACCATCACCGCCACCGCCGCCGTTTACACGGTGACCGTGAAGGAAGGCGACGCCACCGGCAGCATGACCAGCGTGGCCGATGCCGACCTGATTGGCACCGAAGCACTGGCCGGCATCGCTGCTGGCGCCCGCACTTCCGGCACCGGAAAGAACGTCACCAAGCGTATCGGCTACAAGGGCAGCAAGAAATACGTCCAGTGCGGCATCAAGTCCACCGCAACGGCCGGAACACTGGTCGGAATTACCGCCCTGCTGCACAGCCCGCGCGTTTCACCGACCGCCAACCCGTAAGCGCTTGCACCTAACCAGGCAACTCGCCTGCACGGTCGGCGCTCACCCGCCGACGCCGGAACCGTCACCGGCACCCTTAACCGTCTGGTGAGAGACAATGGAAAAACCGCTGAAAAAACCGCTGCACATCACGATCCTCGGCCTCGGCCCCAGCCTCGAAGAATACGTCAACCTTGTCAAACGCCTGGGCAGCCGCCGCGCGTTCAACGATGAAACCTGGGGTATCAATGCCGTCGCCGATGTGGTGACCTGCGACCGCGTATTTCACATGGATGATGTTCGTATTCAGGAAATCCGCGCCGAAGCGCGCCCCGAATCCAACATTGCCAACATGCTGACCTGGCTGAAAACTCACCCCGGCCCGATCTACACCAGCCGCGCCCACCCTGATTATCCAGGCCTGGTTGAATTCCCGCTTGAGGAAGTCATCAGCGCGCTGAAATACGATTACTTCAACAATACCGCCGCCTATGCGCTGGCCTTGGCGATTCACCTAGGCGCGGAAAAAATCAGCCTGTTCGGCTGCGACTACACCTATCCCAACGCGCATGACGCGGAACGCGGCCGCGCCTGTCTTGAATTCTGGCTTGGCGTTGCCGCCGCCCGCAATATCGACATTGCCATCCCGAAAAATAGCAGCCTGATGGACGCGCTCTATCCGCAACAGCAAAGGCTGTACGGCTACGACACGCTGGATATCTCCATGCGCCAGGCGGATGGCCAGATCAGCATCGAAATGACCCCGCACGACCGCCTGCCAACCGCCGACGAAATCGAATCGCGCTACGACCACAGCGCGCACCCAAACCCACTTGTGAGCTAAAAAATGACCGATCCTAATCTGCGCGGATTAATGGTAGACGACCTGACGCGAGGCCGCCGCCCGCTGGGCAATGTTGCGGAATACGCCACCGACGCCTCCGGCAACACGTTGCTGGTGGGGCCGGATGGTGCTATCCCATTAAACCAATCATCTGACGAAACATGGTGTCTGCTTGGTGATTCAATCACCGCAAACAACAACATAACATCTAACTCAATCGCAATCGGCGCGATGGTTCGTCTGAATAATGTTGTAACTGTCACCCTTAGCGCCCACAACTTCAACACAAACCAGAATATTGCAATCCGTGAGTCAACCAATACTTCATCCTTCAATGGGCGATTTGTAGTCACCCGCACTGGTACGACTACATTTACATTTCCACAAGTCGGGGCCGATGAAACAAGCGCAGTCGCGCATACGGCACTTAAACTAGATTTGTTTGGCACAAAATCATGGTTTCAGCGTGCCAATATGCTGGGTGGAGGCAAGTGGCGTCTGCTTAACAACGGCGGTGCTGCCGGTCAAACTACGGCGATGATGCTGGCGCGGGTGCAGGCGGATGTAATCGACTACGCACCGACTCGCTGCGCGGTGTTCGGCGGCATCAATGACGTAAACACCAATTACACGGCGGCGGCGATTACGGCAAACCTTGACGCAATCTATAGCAGGCTGCTGGCGTCAGGGATCAACACCATTGCCGTTACGATCCTGCCGCACAACAGCACGCACGGCAGCTATTATTCAATCGCCCGCAATCAAGTTATCCTTGCAGTCAATAGCTGGATTCGCCGCCGTGTCGCATCTACGCCTAACATGAAGCTGCTGGACGCTTACAGCCTATTCGTTGATAAAACCAGCGTCAATGGCTACGGAACTGCGGCCTATTACGCGGCCTCTGATGCCATCCACCCAGGAGTCAACGGTGCGGCTGTTCTAGGCGCTGCGCTGAATACTCTGATCGGCACGGAAACATCGGCAGTCAGCCCGCTTGTCAATAGCCCGGCAGACACGGCGCATGCGGTAACGGCATCAGCGATCAGCAATGAAAACCGCTATAGCGGCGGGTGGGCTGCTTCTGGCACTACATCGACCGGCACAGGCTGCTCATGTGATGGCGCTCAGGCATCAACATGCCGAGACCCTGCGTGGCTAATTGAATCTGGTGGTGGAGGTTCGCAAACCTGCGTGTCAAAACTTGTTGCGCGTTCAGACGGGCGAGGCTACGACCAGCAGATGACCCTGACGGCTGCTGTTACTGGTGACAACTTTACCGCCCGCACAAACTACAACGCCACGCCATCCGGAACGCTGGTGTCTATGGATGAGTTTGTCCCTGGTGGAGAGTATGAGATTGTTTTCGACTACAGCCTGACAGGAGTTTCAGGTCAAAACCTGAACTACATCAGCGCCTACATTCAGATGAACTCAACCTATGATGTGGCTGGAGTATCCACAGCAGTAAACAGCATTATCCCGGCGGCATTGATGCTTGGCGCGGCAACCGACCAGACATACACGGCTGATATTACTGGCGTCATGCGCTGCCGGGTTACGCTCACGCCATTTGCCGCGCTTGGTGTGTTTCAGGTTTATTTCTACACGCAGTTTAGCGGGGCGGGTACTGCGGTGCTGCGGCTTGGCGCTGGATCAATTCGCAAAGTTTCCTAAACATGAATAGAGAACCAACCCAATCCGTAGATCTTTGACGCAACCCAACCCCAACCCGCTTCGGCGGGTTTTTTTACGCCTGCCAAAAAGGCAAAAACCCGGCCGCATAGTTTGACGCCGCCGCCCTAATCTGGCTGCATGACAAATCCGTTTTCCGCCATTGAAACCAGCATCAACGCCGCTTGCCTTGGCGCGCTGGCTAACGTGTCGGCAACGCTGGCCAGCGGGGCGGTTGTCTCCGGCATTTTGTCCAAGCCATCCGGCGCGCAGATGGGCGTCATGTCCACCGCGCCGGAACTGGTCGCCAAGACGGCCGACCTGGCGACGGTGGCCAATGGGCAGACCGTCACCATCAACGCCGTGGCCTACAGCGTCCGCGCCATCGAGCCGGACGGCACTGGTATCACCCGGTTGACACTGGAATGAGCCAGGCATGAGCCACACCCACACGCAAATCCGCAGCGCGCTGGTCACTGCATTGACCGGCCTCACCACTACGGGCGCGCGCGTCTACGCGAACCGGCTCTACCCGATGGACACCGCCGAACTGCCCGGCCTGCGCATCTACCTGGATGCCGACAGCATCACGCCGGAAAGCATCCATGCGCCGATCACCTACGGCCACGAATTGACCCTCAGCATCGAAGCCTGCGCCCGCGCCGGCAGCGGCCTCGACAACACGTTGGACCAGATCGCGCTGGAAGTGGAAACCGCGCTTGCCAGCGGTTTGACCGTCAGCGGCAAAGCGCTGGAACCGGTGCTGACCGGCAGCCAATACGACGACGAACCCGGCAGCCCACCGGTCGGCGTCAAACGTCTGAATTTTTCCCTGGCGTACTTCACCGCCGGCAACGCCCCGCAAACTTTCATTTAAGGAAACATCATGGCAACTGCAACTGTTTGGAAAAATGTGGCGATTGCCATGCAATCGGCCATCGCTGCAGCAAAAACTATCACTGGCATCACCAACGCATCCCCCGGCGTGGCGACTTCCGCATCACATGGATATTCCAATGGCGATTACGTCATTCTGCAAGTGCAGGGCATGCTTGGACTGCAAGATAAAGTGGTGCGCGTCGCATCCGTTGCAACTGACACGTTTGCCCTGGAAGGCATCAACACCACCGACTTTGGCACGTTTACCAGCGGAACCGCCGAGAAGCTGACGTTTGGTACTTCGATTACCAGCGCAACCACGATGTCATCATCGGATGGCGGTTTCGACATGATCGACACCACCACCATTCATGCCGCGAACAAATCCGAAATCCCTGGCTTGCCCGGATCACAAAGCTATACGTTTGAAAACATCTGGGACCCGACCGATGCCGGTCAGATTGCCATGAAAACCGCATCGGATTCACAGGCCAAGCGCGCTTATAAATATACCTTTGGCACAGGTGGCAAGATCATGGTGTTTGCCGGTTACGTTGGTTTCAATGGCGCGCCTGGCGGATCGTCGCAGCAGCTTGTAACGACCTCGGCGGTGATTACTAGCCAAGGTTCGCCGACCTACTACGCATCTTAACCATGGATGCGATCGAAAAGCGGCTGCGCTCACGCGAGCAGCAAGCGACGGCGGATGGGCATACCTATACCCTGCGCCGCCCTACTGCTGCGCAGCTTGCCCGGCTGGCAGATGGCACGCGGCTGGAAATGTTGCGCGAATGCGTGGTCGGCTGGGATGTAAAGCACATCGATTTATATCCTGGCGGAGACCCGGTTGCAGCCGAATTCGACGCCCGGCTATGGTCGGACTGGCTGGATGACAACCCTGATTTATGGGCACCGTTGATTGACGCCTTGATGGATCAGATCAATGCGCACCATGCCAAGGTGGAGGATGCAGGAAAAAACTGACCGCCTGGTTGGAGCGGCAGAACTTGCCGCTT